ACGCCCCGTAAACGTCAGCCGGTGAAGATGGGGTCGTTCAAGGAAGATTACGAGCGCACGCGGCATGAAATGGGGGTCGTATGATGAGTCTGGCAACCGATAAAGCGAGCGAAATCAGGGCGCAAATAGCGGTGCTCCAATCGAAGCTGGACATGCTTGAGGCGCAAGACGGGAAGGTACTGAAGTTTGTGGACAGTCTCAAGGCGGATGGGGCATTGCCCGATCTGCCCTCGATTGAGACTATCGCAAAGATCGTTGATAGGTGGGTGAAATTTACAGGCTGAACTGTGATGACGCCATGAGGCAATCGCAGCAATCGGCAAGGAGCAAGCATGGACGAGTTGAAGCAGGCCGCGCTAGGCGGTCAGAACGTTGAACCCGAATCGGACGTATTCTCGGACGCGGTAGCGCCCGGCAACGAATACGGAAACAGCGCGGGCGATTCGTTCGTTGAGGACAAGGGCGTAACGGGCGGTATCGGTATGCCGAAGGAGACGGGCGGGTCTCCGTTGGAAACGCCAGTGGATAACCCCGATCTGGAATCGATGCGGCGTTCGATGCAGGCGGACTACACCCGGAAGACCCAGGAGCTTGCCGACCAGCGGCGGGAACTTGAACGCCAGATGGCTTATGTTTCTCAGCTGCAATATATGCAGACGATGGGACAACAGCCGACTAACGCACAAGTACAGGAAATGAAAGGAATCCTCGACAGGCTTCCTCCGACTACCCGTGCATCGATGGAACCCGAAGCCCAACAGGTCCTTGAGATCATGGAGACGGTGATCCGCGATGAGGTGGAAAGCCGTATGAAGTCTGCGATCAACGGTGACGAAATCGGCGCGTTGAAACGCAACATCGAGGAGTTGAAGAACCAGCAGTGGTTGAACGCGAAACAGGCTGAGGCGAATGCGATCACAGCGAAATACGGTAATGACAAGATTCAACCGTACCTGACGCAAATCGCGGGGGTGCTTCAGCAGAATCGCAATTTGACGGTGGAACAGGCGTTGATGCATGTGGCCCCGCATGTGATCCAGCAGTATTGGATGGAACAGGGCGTGCGCCACGCGCATACGCAGAAACAGCGACAACAGCAAGCCGCGTTAGAGGCGATGCGGTCTGGGCCTAGCGCGAACCCATTGACGGGGTTCCGCGAGGGTGAATCCATGTGGGATTCGGCTCAGGCCGTGATGGGCGCTTCAGCGGCGAATTTGGAGCAATAGGAGTATCTAAACAATGGCGGCAACATCGCAAAGCCTTGTCAATGATGTTGTATTGTCCAGTACCCTTCAGCGGCGCTCGCAGGGCTATGAGAACCAGATTAGCCAGCAGGTCCCGTTGTTTTACTGGCTCAAGCGAAAGGGCCAGTACAAGCCGGTCAATGGCGGTACGCGGATTGAATGGGCGGTGGAGTATGGGCTGGACGATTCGGAAGAATCCTACAGCGGGTACGATGAGTTCACGCTTCCCGAGCAGGACAATGTAACGATTGCCTATGCGAACTGGAAGCAGGCGTACAAGTCGATTGTGATCAGCGGTCGTGACCGGATGATTAACACGGGCCAGAAGATTTTCGATCTGCTTGAGCAGAAAGAGAAGAATGCGATTGAGAGTCTGCAACAGCAGATGAACGAGCGGTTCTATTCGGATGGCACGGGCAACGACAGCAAACGGGTAACTGGTCTTGGCGCGATCATCGCGGAAGTGCCCACGACCGGCACGCTGTTCGGGATCAACCGGGCGAATGAGGCGTGGTGGCGTAATCAGGAAAAGGATACCAACGCCGCGTATTACGATACCACCAATGACGTTCCCACGATGCGGAATGACATGGTGGAACTGTGGCTTAAGTGCGGTCGTCTTGCGGCTGGTGGGAAGAAGGATCGGTATCCCGACCTGATTCTTGGCAGCGAAAACTACTATATGTATTACGACCGTACCTGTTCGAAGATTGGTCAGCGGTTCGTGAACACCAATGCGGCGGATGCCGGGTTTACCAATCTGAAGTTCATGGGTGCGACGTTGATTCATGATTACGACTGTCCGCAGGACGCGGGGAATGATGAAAAGGCGTTCTTCATCAACAGCCGTTTCATGCAGTTGAAGTACCACCCGCAGCGGAATTTCAAGGTCACCGCGTTGCAGTCCCCCGAAAACCAGGATGCTTTCGTTGCCAAGGTGCTTTGGATGGGTGAACTCATCTGCACCAACTGCGCCAAGCAGGGGCTTCACGAAGGCGTCAAAACACTGTCGTAAGGAGGACTGACATGAACTGGAAACTGTTGCATGGTATTGGTTCCGACGATGGCCCGGAAAAGTGCTATCTGACCGGGTATAACGGAACGGGCGCGGCTGTGGCTGCTGGTACTCCCGTATGTTGGGATTCGAGCACTGCGGATGGCCGCACTTTCGTTGCGCCCGCCACGGCCAGCTTCAAGCTGGTTGCGGGTGTTGCGGAAGAAGCGGTCGGCACAGCCGAATACACCTCGAAGATCGTTGCCTATGGTCCCGTGAATGCGGTGACGTATGGCGTGGCTACGAACTTCATTCCTGGGGTCTCCCTGATTCTGGTGAATGCGAAGACGTATCTTTCCTACGGTACGGACGGTCAGCTTGCGGGTCAGTTGCCGGTGTTTGTGGCTCTTGCTACGAACGCGACGGCTACGCCGAGCCTTACCAAGGTTTTCGTGCGGGCGATCTAGTCTCCCTCCCGTAAGGGGGGCAGGGATTTTCTCCCCTCCGGTCCCTGCCCCCCGCTTCCCTACATGGAGGGGTAGGAGGGCATTTGAAGATGTTTGGACGGTGTAAGGGATGTGGCCTGTTGCGTTGGATCACGCCGACGTATATGACGCGGTACGGGATCGAGTGTCCGCGATGCGGGTCTCAGCTAGTGCAACATGCGCGGGTGAGATTCTTTGAGCGGTTCAAGCTGTTGTACTGGTACTTGTGGGAGCACGCACAGACGGAACATTCGCGGTGGTGGTTGAACCCGGTGGATGTGGCGCGGGGTGTGTATCACGGCTTGAGGGTACGGTAATGCACGATAAGTTAAAACATTTGCATATCGGCGTACCCAATTACCGTGGTTGGATTGAGTCTCCGCACCATGTGTCCATGATCACTCTGTTTCATTACCTTGGTAAGAAGGGTGTAGACGTAAGTTTCATCTGTCCGATTAACACGGTTCTATCGACGGCGCGTCAGTGTTGCGTGAACGCGGCGTGTGAAGACCCGGCGTGCGAATACATCCTGTTTATCGATGATGACATGGTGTTTACGCCGGAGCACGTTGACGCGCTGTTGACAGAGACGGTGGAGAATGATCTGGACTTCTGTTCGGCGTTGGCGTTCTCGAACTCGATTCCCACGAAACCGTGTGTGTTCGGTCTTAATCCGGATCTGGTAGAAGGCGGGGACACGCCCTGGTGGTACATCACGACGAACTACCCGAAACAGCAGCGGTTTGAAGTGTTGGCGTCGGGGTTTGGGATGGTGTGTATCAGCACGCGGATGTTGAAGAAGATGCGCGAGGGCATACCGAACTATCAGCATTTCGCATATAACCATCCGTTGTGCCCGAATGAGGATGTGTCGTTTTGCCTGAATGCGCGGAAGCGCGGGTTCAAGCTGTATTGCGACAGCCGGATAAGCATCGGGCACATCAGCAAAGACCGCCCGATTATCTGTGAAGACGTCTACGAATCTCAGGGGAACGCGATTGAATACAACCTAAGCATGGAACGGATGGGTTTTACGGGGGAGGGCGTGAAACTTGAGCGTGTGTAAGCGACGCCCTCTGGTAGACATTGTAATCCTCGGCTGCAACCGTTCTGACATTTCGTTGCATTGTCTAAAACACCTGATAGCGAGTGAGCCGGGGGTTCGGTATCGGGTGATCTTTGTAGACAACGGGAGTACGGACACCACCCCGCGCATGTGCCGGTGGTTTCGTGCGCACACCCGCCGATATGTGCCTTGGGCGAAATACAAGGGTATTGACTTTGTATCCGTTCGGAACGAGCGGAACCTTGGGTTCAGCGGCGGTAACAATACAGGGGCGGCGCACGGCACTGCCCCATTTATTTTGTTCATGAACAACGATGCGTTTCCGCAGGGTGCGGGGTGGTTGCGTAAGCTGGTGCGGTCGATGGCCCGCGACCGGACGTTGGGTGCGGTAGGCCCTACGGCAGACAACGTGTTAGGCGTGCAGGCTGCCCGGTGGAACGACGATTGGAAGCGGAAGCATCGCAGCAAGTTTTTGAGCGGTGTGTGTGTGCTGGTGCGCCGGAAGTTGTTTGATGCGCTTGGCGGGTGGGACGAACGGTTTTTTAATGGAGATGAAGACCTTGACCTGAGCATACGGATACGCCAGAAGGGGTATAGCTTGGGTGTGGTGCGTGACGTGTTTGTGGAGCATTTGTGCTCACAAACCTTGCAGCATATAGCGGCGGCGAATGGCAAGAGTATTAATGACTGGTTTGCCCATACCCGTTCGCAGTTGGTTGAGAAACATGGTGCGGCGTGGCACAACGATTTATTTGAATGGGAGTCGTTGAAGCTGTCGCCTAGTTATTGGAACAAAGTAGGAGTGTTACCCGATGGGCGCTATTTCCAACTCCCCGGCAGAGTCAAAGACCAAATTGAAGCCTTGGGCAAATTACGACCCCAATCCCGCGCCTCGACCCGAGGACAATGCGAAGCCGTGGGCGAATTACATACCTGCTACGGAATCGTTGCCGGAGAAGGGGACTGCTACGTTGCCCTTGCCGGAACCGCCGGAGAAGCCCGTAGCGAAGGTGATTCCGCCGAAACCAGTGGGGAAGTAGCATGACGCGGTTATGCCTAGTCTCGATAGTGGCGGGGGTGCTGACCTGGGTAGGCGCGGCTCCGAGTGAACTGACGGTTCGCGTAGGGGATGAATTTGGTGTGCGGGCCTCGGTTGAACCCGAAGTAACGCAGATAGGGGAAGATGGGGCGGTGATTGCATCGGCAACACCGTCTCCCCCGTATGTGTTTGAGTACAAGTATGCGAAAGACCTGATTGCGTATACGCGGGCGGGTGAAGGGGTGATCGCGGAATATAGCGACATCCCCGATTCGCCGTATGGCAAGGTGCGGGTAGAGACCACGAACCCGGAATGTTTCGTGTACTTCCGCGCCTTGAAGATGACGGGACCGGTGAAACTTCCCACGCAAGCGGCAACGGCGAACGGTGTATCCCTCGATGTGGTGAATGATGACACGCTGGTAGTGAACCCGCGCAAGGCGACGTTGCGTATCTCGATTGAAGCAATTCAGTTGGACTAGGGGTTGATTCATGACGTTTTCTGAGATGAAGCAGCGGATATACGACATCCTTGGTCTTACGGGAGAAAGCACGCTTGTTGCCCGGTTAGTTAACGAGGCAAAAGATGAGCTCGTTACAGCCGGTAAGTGGTGGTGGTTGGAGACCACGACTTCGCACCTATTCACGGCAGACACGCGGACCTATACGCTTGGTACGGACGTATCGGGTGTAATCGGGATGTTTACGAGCACGGGTGACCCCGTGGATTTTGTGAACAGGGTGACGTATGAGAACTTGTACCGGGAGAGTTCGAGCACCGCCGCGAACCCGGAAGTGTACACGGTAGAGGGCGGGGGGTCTGCTGGCCAGCCGGTAGTGAATGTGTGGCCAACGCCGGGTGAGAACAGCACGGGCAAGGTGCGGTATTTGAAGCGGATTTCTGACATGGCGTTGGACACGGAAAGCCCGTCACAGATCCCGGCCGAGTTCCATCACGCGATAGTGAAGGGTGCGATAGCGAAGTTTCGGGAATGGGAGGATGACCCTCGTGCGGATTCGGCGCGGTCTGATTTTGAGCAGACGTTAGCGAAACTTAGGGGGTTGCCCGAGAGCGACACCGTGGATGAGCAGACATAATGGAACTGGTCAACGCAAGAACACTGACATCCAAGACGTTTGACCTTGGTAGCGGTCGCCGTCGTCTTACCACTGCTATCGGCCCGGTGCATTACCGGCTTGACCCGCTTGACGGAAAAGAACCATGGAAGGACATTGACCGTTCTTTGCGTGTGGGCACTGGCGGTATCGAGTGCCTGACGAATACCTATCAGATTCGGGTAGATGAAAAGGACTTGCGCGGGGAAGCTGAGTTTTCCTATCGCGGCAAGAAGATGCGCATTGCCCCGGTGGCGTTGGAGTACAGGAACGCGGCGGGGGCAACGCAGACGATAGCGACGGTAGGGGACGTGAAGCCGGTGGTGGCGGGCAATTCGGTAACATGGCCTGACGTGTTCGGGAAGGGGATTGACTTTGGCTACACCGTTTCACATTTGGGGTTCCAGAAGGTTATCACGGTACACCAAACGGAATCGTTGCCGACGCCAAAGATTGATTCCAAGGGGCTGCGGCTGTGCGCTGTGCTCTCGATGGCTTGGGATTCTACCGCTAATGCCCCGGCGGCGTGTGCAGGCGTCACGGCAGAGAGAGTTTCCGCAGATTTTTCGGGACAGGAAATTTCGCTCATTACCGCAGCTTCCAAGGATGCACCGTCATTGGCGTGGGAATTTTGGAAGCTCCACCCCGCGCGGGCATGGGACGCGGGCGGGAAGGAGATTGCGGCTAGTCTCGACATCGTGAACCGTGGCGGTCGTCCGTTTGCGGTGGTCGGTGTTGCGATGGCCGACCTTGAGGGCGCGAAATTCCCCGTGTCTATTGACCCCACGCTTGACCCGATTCCGGTAGCAGACGGCGGGGATGATGGGAATATTCACTACGGAAATACACTCACCAGTTCCGGCAACCAATTAGAGGTGGGAGACAACGAGGAGCTTGTGTCTACAAGCTCATTCATGCGGTTCACAAACGTGGCGATTCCCGCCGGGGCGACAATTGACGCCGCTAACATAGTGGTAGTTTCCATCGTTGGTCAATACGACGGAGGCGCAACTCCTTCTGGTTCGCTAAAGGGGCGTAAGGTTGCGAATTGCCCGCAAATCACCACCATTGCGAATTACAACGATACGACGACGTATC